TTACGGGTGAATATAAACAATACGATGAAATAAGCCACGCAACTTTCACCGAGGAAGAACGCGAGTCCATTCGCGTATATAAAGCGAGAGTTCTCGAGGTAGTGAAGGAAAACGTAGACACTGCGAAAGTGGTGTAGCGAGTCGAAGTTTTCCTCCAAATGTAAATAACGTAGATAAATAAAAAAACACAAAAACAAAAAACACAAAACAACTAAGCAGAACACATTTCACATATATCATCTTGTTTATTATCTTGTCCATTTGTATTTTTTTCAGGTTCGATAGAAAATTGTTGCGCCTGATGTTTTGCCTTTCTGCGCAAATAATAAATGCCCGTTTTTAACCCCTTTTTCCACGCATAAAAGTGCATAGAAGTTAATGTATTATAATTTGGATCTTCCAGCCACAAATTTAAACTTTGACTTTGACATATAAACGCACCTCTATCCGCGGACATGTCAATTAAATGTTTCATCGGCATCTCCCATACTATTTTATATTTATTTCGAATATGTTCCGGTAAATTAGTTAATTGTTGAATACTACCTTTATTTGCAATAATATTATTCTTTATTTTTTCATTCCAAAGTCCAAGTCCAATAAGTTCCCTCATTAAATATTTATTAGCAACTACAAACTCGCCCGCCAAAGTTCTGCGGCTATAAATATTACTAGTTAGCGGTTCAAAACATTCGTTAAATCCTAGAATTTGTGATGTACTTGCAGTAGGCATAGGTGCTAACAGGAGTGAGTTACGTAATCCATGGTCCTTAATGGAGTCTTTCAATGTGGTCCAGTCATAACGTGCACTAGGTTCCACCCCCCACATATCAAATTGTAGAATCCCTTTGGATGCAGGGGAATTCTCAAAAGAACTATATGCTCCAGCATGTTTTAATTCCAGACACATTATTTCTTGCGCGATGGGTGATACATTTTCATCCACTAAGTCTCCAGCTAAGTCTAGTTCTATATACTCGTCTGGTTGTTGTGTCTGAATTTTATCCATCATATTTTGTTTGTATATCTGGTTATGAATAGTTAACATATCACATTTACGCTCTATTGCGATTTCGTTACTGCGCTCCAATGCTGCATGATACATAGTCTCAAATATAAGTTTATTTATTTCCCTCGCTTCGTCGCTATGAAATGCAATATCCATCATGATAAAAGCGTCAGCTAATCCTTGAACCCCTATACCAATAGGTCGATGTAATAAATTACTTCGTCTTGTTTTCGGGGTCGGATAAAAATTAATATCAATAATCCTATTTAAATTACTTGTCACCACCTTGGTAACACTATGTAGTTTCTCATAATCAAATGTTTTACTGCTATTTTCACCATCAATATTAACACTAACATTAACAAAAGAAGGAAGTGCAATACTTGCCAAATTACACACCGCTGTTTCTTTATCGTCTGAATATTCTGTAATTTCACAACACAAATTTGAGCTTTTAATGGTGCCAAGATTTTTCTGATTTGATTTCATATTTATAGCGTCTTTATACAACATATAAGGGGTTCCTGTTTCCATTTGCGAGTCCAAAATCTTATACCATAAATCACGCGCATTGATCGTCTTACGAGTCCTGCCTTCAGTTTCATATCGGGTATATAAATCTGTAAATTCTGTGCCATATACATCGGCCAGCCCAGGGCATTCATTCGGACAAAAAAGAGACCATTTGCCATTGACTTTTACCCGCTCCATAAATAGATCAGAAATCCACAAGGCATAGAATAAATCGCGCGCGCGTAATTCTTCTTCTCCATGATTTTTTTTTAAATCTAAAAAATCGTTAATATCGGGATGCCACGGCTCCAAGTAGATGGCAAATGATCCATTTCTTTTCGATCCTTGATTGATAAATCGAGCTGTATCATTAAATACTCGCAACATAGGTACTAATCCCGAAGAATATCCATTTACACCCTTAATAAACGAATTATTTGCACGAATATTATGAATATGAAGACCAATACCTCCTGAATATTTGGATATACTGGCGCAGTCATGTAACGTATTATAAATACCATCTAAGCTGTCGTCCTCCATAGCCAACAAAAAACATGACGATAATTGCGCACGAGGGGTGCCCGCGTTAAATAGCGTAGGGGTAGCATGTGTAAAATATTTTTGCGACATCAAATCATATGTTTCTTTCACTGCGGACATATTATCTCCATGAATGCCAATAGAAACACGCAACCACATATGTTGAGGACGTTCTACAACTACTTTATTGATTTTTAATAAGTATGAATTTTCCAATGTTTTAAACCCGAAATAATCAATTAAATAGTCGCGATTATAATCAATCATTTCTTCTAATTCAACCGCGTTTTTGGAGATATTTATCCACGTGTTGTGGGAAATTAAAGGAGCAGAATACTCCATATTACAAGTATTATCCGTATGAAAATATAATTGCGACATTACATCATTAAATGATGCTTTCGTATTTTTATGATGATTTGACACAACGATGCGTCCTGCCAAAATACCATAATCTGGGTGTTGTGTGGACAAGGATGCGCATTGTTCTGCAGTCAATTCATCTATTTTTGTAGTGGAAATAGTGTCATATAATTGATCAATCACCTTTATGATTAATGCGGAGTAATTGATTTGAATATTGACTTCTTGGCCTAATTTTTTAACGCGTCTTAGAATTTTATCAAATGAAATATCTTCTAGTTGCCCATTTCGCTTGGTTACACGCATGTCCTCATTATTTTTATTGTCCTCCTTATTATTTTCCTTTTTGTTTTCCTTGTTGTTTTCCTTGTTGTTTTCCATTTCTATTGTTATATCATGTCTATCAAATTTTAAACTTGTTTCATAAATATATATAATTTGGAGGAAAACGGAGACACTGCGCAAGTGGCATAACAACGTAGCGAGTCGAAGTTTTACGATTATATTCCGAAGGCGCAAGCCGAAGGAATATGCGTGGGATTTTTGAAAACATATAAAAAATAAAATATAAAATATAAATTATATATATGATGAGTAAACTTCTATATTTATTTCTTGCAATAATAATGATCATTTTGTCTTCTTTAGTAATTGAACCCTTTATAAAAAAATATTTACAAGAAGGTTATAGTAATTATAAAGGAGCTTTAGCGGGTACAAGAGATTATCCTAGTGTCGTTGACAAACCATTATTAGGAACTAGTTTCCCTTTGATTGGAAAAAACAATGTAAGTGACAATAATTATAGCGATATATGGTGGCATTATCCTATATTTAAAGTTGGATCTTATGCACAAGTAACAAATAATTTACAATACCAACGAAACCCAGATGATGGTAAATGTTCCACCGCTGAATTCTGTGGGGCTCTATACAAAGATAATGAAATTCATACAAATGTATCTCACCCATTACCTCCTGTTCCAGATACTCCAGGAACGCGTGTCGGTTATTATAGAACTCCGGACGATTTATTCCTAGGTCCACAACCTAGCCCTCTATTGGAACTTCCTGCATTTACTTCGTAAATCAAATTAGTTTCATCAAACGATTCTGTCCTAATTTTTATAATATTATTAAAATTAGGCATTGCTGATGCTTGCACTGATGTTACATTTATCTCAATTTTTCCACTCTCTTTATTTACATTTATTAGACAACCTTGTACTGGTTCAGATACTTCCGCTTTTTTGGTCCGTTTGTTTGGTGCACGATGAGCATACCCGGAAATCCTTTCTTTTTCAATCGTTGTCCATATATCCTGCAATGCTCCAATATTATCTTCAAACCATTTGTTATTCCTTAAAACTAATACACAACTAACCTCTTCTAACCTCCAACAAATATTTTTAATCCATGTATACCCTTTATTTACACTTTCCTCCATTATCATTGGCTCCCAAACTTCTTCAAAATATTCTTGTACCATCTGCAATGGTTTATATACATAATGAGGATTTCCGTGACCATTTGAAAAATACATGATGATTCCTTTCAATTCTCCTTTTGATGATGTTAAGAAATCTCCATCTTCTATAAATACACTTTCTGTCTCATATTCTACAAATTTAGTCTCTAAAAAGTCGCATTCATTTAAATCACACGTTTCCATTTGAAGTTGCATTTGAATCCAATACTCCTTTATAGGTGTTCCATCGATTTCACGACTTACAGGGTTTTTAATTTCAAGCATACGACCATAATTAGGTAATGATGGGTCGGTAACTATACCATCTGGACTTGCCCCTATAAATGAATATTTTTCATGTTGAATACATCCAAAATCTTGCACCTTGGTCTGATATTTATCTTCATAATACATAACTGATACTGGTTCGAATTTTTGTCCCCAATGTAATGGCGAATTTACATTTATATGTACTGGTACTGGCGCTGGCGCTGATACTGACACTGGTACTGACTTATTACCACTACATTTTTCATAAATCAATTGATTTTGTGCGCTTTGATTTTCAAATGCTTTGTACGCATTGCTTGCCGTAATCAAATTATTACGAAAATCATACCATTCGGGGGTTCGTTGTTGCGGTTGGGGTTTATTCTCCAAATTGGTAATTTGGCGTGCCATAGCGATATTTTCATGCTCACTTTTGTGTATATGAAATGTATCTAGATACGACCTAGGTGGTATAAAATGCAAGTAGAATAATTCCAGTGCTACATCTAATAGTTCGTCAAAATCCTCCTCATCGTCTTCATTTAATAGAATATTATTATCAAAATCAAACTCAGTATACATGGATAATAACTCTTTTACGTTTTCAATCATAGCTTCTTGAAAATCTGGTTCGCTTATTGCGGTCGGATTATCTTCCATAAAATCATACATTAGATGAAGACACATATCAATAAAATTGGGTTCTTCATCTGGAGTGAATAATGCGGCTTCTTTTTCTTCACCAAGTATAATTTTATCTATAATATTTATTAATTCAGGCAAATCTGATAATAGCATAATTATATATATTTATTATATTATCAATAGTTGTTTCTATTATGGTTTTTACTATTATTTCTATGCATTGTCATTGTCGGAATCGGAATCAATTTTTTGATCAATACCGATTTTATTCGTGTTTTTAATGGTCTTTACCTTTTTGGGCGGTAAACTCTTTAATGTGGATACACGTTTATCCATATTCTTAAGTGTAAAATGTCTATTGGATTTGGTATAAAATAACGCCGGAATCTCTTTTATGTCACCCGTTACCTTATCATATTCCACATCTTTTACTCTTTGTAATTTTTTCCTATCTAAACAATCTCTTAAAAATGCGATCAACAAATTGGCTTCTTCTGGAGTCAAATTCTTTGTTTTAGTATAATTATCAGCATAGACTAATAACTTTTTTGTCTTCATGGTTTTATCCAGTTTACACCAGGGTTCATTTTGATTATTCACTTTATCATCTTCCAGGAATTTGTCTAGATTGGTTAAATCATTTACTGATAATCTTTTTTCTGAAGTAGGTACACCACTTAAAAGCATCGTCTTGTATTTAATATTTTTAAGTTCGACGCATTCTTCTTCTTTGACTTGTTCCATATTATTATATTATAGAACGATGAGTTTAACTCTGTTTCGCAAATAATAATATTATTACAACTTTTTATATTGGTTTAATTAGTATATAATTTTATAGTATAATAGAGTATCATACTGCTACTATGGAGGAAAATGGACAGGAAAAGAAAATAAATATTACTGGAACAAACAATCGATATCTTGTTAAAAAGTTATTGAAACTGGATCCAGTTATTAAGAAAAGAAAAGACACTGCAAAGGAAGATATCCCCCCTGAATATTTTACCATCGATAAGCAAATAGAAATCATGAATGATTTATGTGAAAATAATTCTGATATAGAATACTATAAATTTATAAAGGGGCAAATAGATAAAAAAATATCCAGTTATAAACAACAAGACATAGATAAAAAAATATATGATACGCAAAATTTTATTACATTTGAAACTATCATAGAAAAACTGAAAGAATGTAACTTGACTTGTTATTATTGTACCCATAAAATGTTCTTGTTGTATGATATCGTGAGAGAAGCAAAGCAATGGACACTTGACCGCATTAATAATGATATCGGACATAATACCGACAATGTATTGATCTCTTGTTTAGAGTGTAATTTAAAACGTAGACGAACAAATAAAGACGCCTTTTTATTTACAAAACAATTGGTTATAGTTAAGAATAAAGAATAACTGAAGTAATATAATGGATTGGACATGGAGTAATGGCGAAGTTTGTGAAAGAAGTCCTAGAATACAAAAACAAAAACAAAAACAGCAGCAACAATACGCTTTACAACAACAACATCAACAACAACAGAATTTACATAATCAACAAATGGCGCAACGACAATCTCTATTATCGGAAAGCGATCCATGGTCTTTGGATGAATTTGGTAAACAATTTTCCAATAGTAGTTCAATGAATAAGAGAGAAGACACTTATAATAAAATATCCGAGAGAGAAATGATGGGACAAATGGGACGAAATCCTTTCATGTCGGAAAATAATTATTTACATGATGTCATTACACAAGATGATTTTTTGAAACCTATTAGCACAACTGGTGAAAGAGAGAAACATCATAATTATGAATAATATGCATTTTACTTTGGAAAATGCTTAAAAACAACATCCAATTACTTATTAATAATGTCTGCAAATTATACTACCCAAAATGATTTATTACTTAATAATTTAATGGATTTTTATAAAGACACGGATAGTTTAGATAAAATGTTGAAAATTATTACAGGCGAATCTAAAATTTCATTGCGAATAGTTGATTGGTTTGTTACAAATTACGCTAAGAAAAATTATACTACCTATGCTATTGAAGACCCTTCTTATGGTAGCAAAAGATTTAAGGTGTATGTAGATTACAAATTGAAATTGAAAGCTTATAGCAAGGCCAGATTGGATCCTTTTTGTAGATGGGAACGCATTAGTATTCCATATAAAGGTGATACTTCCATCGAGACCACCATCGGTCAATTGAACTTTTTTAAATGGGCATTGGAAAATAAAATTATTGAATACATCGAAAATAATTATGATACTATTGAAAAAGACATGAATAGCCGAAATAGCACTTCGAAGCGTAAGGAATTGAGTTCCGAAAATTCCAAGACTAGGAAGAAGAGAGAAGAATTGTCCATTTCTGCTACCAAGAGTATTAAAAAGGAAAAAGTGGAGATCGTAGTGCAGTTTAATTAGAATTTGGAATGACAGCTTTACGTTTCCATCCAATAAATATCAAAACAAAAACATAATATAAACATATGATTATATTTATATTATGGGGAATTCCCAATCGATGCAAAAAATAAATTTTGAAGATGTCCAATTAGCATATAAAAACCCAGAAATATATTTACTTATCAATACATTATCTGAGTTAGAACAAGGATGTTTAATACCTGGGACTATTACTGCTATGCAAGAAGAAGAACTAATTAATAAATATGTTAGAAGTAATAAAAATGTCAGAATAGTTATTTATGGTCGTAATTCAAATGATGAAAAATTATATAAAAAATATCAACAATTAATGAGTCTAGGATTTGTGAACATATATGCTTATATAGGCGGAATGTTTGAATGGTTATTATTGCAGGATATTTATAGCGCTGATGAATTTCCTACTACTACTTCCATGAGAGATATTTTAAAATATAAATCAGGTCAACGACTGAATATTGGTCTTTTGGAAAATGGATAATTATATTATGTTGGTTGGAATTTCTGGTATTTCTGGTATGTCATGTATGTCAGGTACGATGGGAGCAGTAGGTATAGTCGGCATAGTGGGCATTTTGGGTAAAAAATAGGGGATCGTTGGTATGTCTATTTTTCGAATATTCGGTATAATTATATTTGGAATCATTGGTACTATACACACCACACTTAATACACACGCAAAACATAAATACATATAACTTGATTTTACACATTTACATGTACAGGACATTTATTATAAGGGTATATTTTTTTTTATTTTTCACCAACCAATCCATCATTTGATAATTCATCTGCTCTTTTATTTTCATTCCTATATACGTGATCATACGTTATCACCTCGAAATCTTTTTCTATTTTTTTAGCTTGTGTAAATGATTCTAATAAATTTTCAGATTTAACCTTATATTCGCCTCTCATTTGTTTAATTACTAATTGGCTGTCTCCTTTAATGGAGATTTTACGTATATTTCTATGTGATGCTTCTTTCATCCCAAGAATGAGACCTGAATATTCAGCCACATTGTTTGTTTCTTTTTTACCAACAAACTCACACGCTGACCATATTTCAATACCATTTTGATAAATTACGGCACCCGCACCCGCTGGACCTGGATTACCTTTACTACATCCATCAAAATTCATAACATATTCTGCATGTGTAATCGCAATCGCATTTGTCTGCATATCTGTCCTAGTATTGTTGCTACCTGAGTATATATGTACATTTTGTTTCAATTATTATTTTTATGTTATTCGCATATAAAAATAATGTAAGTATAATGTATATCATGAAATTGTGGAATCCTTTATGCGCATTTACATTATTGCATGGGCTTTTGTATGCATTAGCCGCTGATTCTGATACGGAATGTCCCAAGGTGGTGTCTGTATCCGGAGATAGAAGAACTAATAAAAACGCATTTAGAATAGTTCAATATAATGTCGAATGGTTATTTGTAGACTATTATAACCAAGCAGATTGCCCTGGAGAACAATGCACCTGGAAAAATCAAACAGAAGCCTTGACACATCTCTCTTACGTTTCTAATGTTATAAAGGATATAAACCCCGACATCGTAAATTTTTGTGAGGTGGAAGGATGTGATGAACTTAATATGATCATTGCAAATTTACAAGATACTAGTTACAAATCTTACTTAAAAAAAGGCACCGATAGCGCCACCGGACAGAATACGGGCATGATTACCCGCATAGATCCTCTAGTTGACTTGTATAGAACCGAAGATAGGTATAATTATCCCATTCCTGGATCAAAATGTGGATATACTGGTGCACCCGGGACATCTGGCGTGAGCAAACATTATATTACAGAATTTCGATTAAATAATGTGGATGTTGCATTCATTGGAGCCCATTTACTTGCGTATCCGACAGACCCTGAAAGGTGTGCTGAAAGAGAGGCACAAGTACAACTTTTACAAAACGTCATTGTCGATTATTATACGCGCGATTTTGAAATTATTATTATGGGCGATTTCAATGATTTTGACGGGAAAATATTGGATGCAAATAATAACAAACCTATCTCTCAAGTGCTAGATATTTTGAAAGGTAATTTTGGTGATTATTCTGGAAAATATCAATTGTATAGTGTGGCAGATACGATGGCACAACCATTGCGATTTTCAGATTGGTGGGATAAAAATAACGATTGCAACTCCACTGCAAATGAGTTTTCTATGATTGATCACATGTTGGTGACCAAATTTATAAAGGACCACATCACTATTAGTTATATTTATCAAGATTATGATGAGTTTTGTGGGAAATATAATTCCGACCATTATCCGGTGGTGATTGATTTAGTTATTTAAGGTCTATGTCTTCTAGAACGTTTTTTAGTCATTCTTCTTTTACTTTTTCGTTTTTTTGTTCTACCCTTTGTTTGTTTTCGTTTTTTCGTGTTTGTCTGTTTCTTTTTTGTGAGTATAATTCCACCTCCTATTTCAATATCAAATTGTTCATCATCTTCTAATTTATGTTGTTGTTGTTGTTGCTCTTGTTGTTGTTGTTGTTGCTCTTCTAATTCATATTGTTTTTGCAAAGCTTTTATTTTTTGCCAAGCTTGCATTTTGTCTATCTGTTGTTGAGCTGCCTTTTTTTTTCTATTTTCTTCCTCCTCCTCGTCATCTTCCTCCTCCTCTTTAATGTTATCCTTTTCAAGTTTGGTTAAATGATATTCTGGTATTGTTTGCAATTTAGGTTTGAAATTTAGTGATACGCGAGATATATCTATTGGTAGAAATTTTGGATTTTTAATTGAATTCATAATATAGCAGTATAAAAAAATATTTACAAAATTTATTACTTGGAATAAAACTTCTGGTCGCGATGAGACCAGAAGTTTTCCGATTATATTCCGAAGGCGCTAGCCGAAGGAATATCGAAATTTGCTACAGAGTTACTAATATTCGATAGCTACTCCATCCCCTCTATCTAGAAATGGCCGACCAACTCCAATAAATGCATAAATATCCCGCACCCATTTTTTTAATTGGTCGTCATGACTGAAAATATTTATATTACCATTTAAAATAAGTTGTCTTTTATATTCTTCTTCTTGGTTATGCATAATATTATGTATCATATTCTCATGATATTCGTGACATTGTTGTAAATATTCTAGAGGAATCACGTCTTCTCCCATTCTAGAACGGCGTGCAATGCGCTCATGACAAATTTCGGGGTCAGCATTTACATATATCACCTTATCCACTGGACACTCCTGTGCAAATGCATCAAACCATCTCGAATATATTTGATAATTTACATCTTCGATTTTACCTGATTCAAATAACATCTTGGCAAATACATATTTGTCTGTATATAAACTCCTCTCGGTAATAATAATGGCATTCGGATTTTCTTTAATGGCTGTTTTTAATAGCGCCAATCTTGAAATATAGGCCATCATTTGGAAAGAGAAGGAATAGCGTTCTTGGTCCGCGTAAAATTTTTGAATCATAGTTTTTCCTTCATTATCTTTAATTGACTCCCAATCATCCACAGGTTCCTTCAAGAATATAATGTTGGAATAGTTTTCAAATGTTTTTCGAAGATGAGCCAATAATGTTGATTTACCCGATCCAATATTTCCTTCAATTGATATTATTTTGAATCCATTACTACTACTTCTGCTGCTGCTGCTGCTGCTGCTGCTGCTGCTGCTGCTGCTGCTGCTGCTGCTACTAGTAGTTCCAGACATCATTCGCGTATTTTCTCTGAATTCTTGCATGTTTGCTATTAATGTATATTATATGATGCGTCCATTTTAAGTAGATTTTTTCATTTCAATTTTCTTTGTAAATTATAAATAAAATTGAAGTTATATAAAGGTATAATACTAATATTAGACATTATAAAACATGGATCTTAATCAACGTAAACTAAGTAAATCTGAATGGGAGTCCATCGAGGTTCCTGTATCATCTGAAGAAATAGAAATTTTAACATTAATCATGAATGGATATAATAATGTAAATATTAAATACAATAAATTTGATTCCCTATTTTCATTCTTGAAGATTGAATATTCGGAAACTATGGAGGATCACCTATATAATAAATATTTCAGCAATAAATTACAGGAATTAAAACGAAAATATGGTCAGAGTTTAAACATATTAGATGCGTTTGTAGTATCCGCTAAAACAAGTCCTGCTGTTAAAAAGGCTGATTTAATTCGTATTGAAAAAAATGATGTTGCTAAAATGAATGCTGATAAAATATATGAGCATTTATTGATTGATATACTAGAAACACTTTTACAGAACAAGAGCAAAAACTCGGACAAATGTTTAACACAATATTTTACGCTATATAAATTATTAAAAAATAATATCGACCACTTAAACAAGCATGTTGTCAATATCATTCAAAATGTCTTACGAAAATTCGAAGATGATATTATTATGTCTGATATGGTTGCCAATTCTGTAGAATTCATCGAAAAAAATACTTTGCTATTGAAACATGCTGATATGTTGCTATATGAACACCAGAAAAGGGTGTTTACATTGATGCGCAATCCAGGGCCCAAATTAGTATTGTATATTGCTCCCACTGGAACCGGAAAAACTCTTTCTCCTATCGGTATATCTGAACAATATAAAGTGATATTTGTGTGCGCTGCAAGACATGTGGGATTAGCCTTGGCGCGAGCTGCCATTTCTGTCAATAAAAAAATTGCGTTTGCGTTTGGGTGCACTAGCGCGGGAGATATTCGTCTGCACTATTTTGCTGCCAAAGAATATCAAAAAAATAAGAAATCAGGGGGTATCGGAAAAGTAGACAATAGCATAGGCGATAAAGTAGAAATTATTATTTGTGATGTTCAATCCTATTTACCTGCCATGTACTACATGCAAGCATTTAATCCGGTTGAAAATATTGTCACCTATTGGGACGAACCGACTATTACCATGGATTATGACAATCACGATTTGCATGCTATTATTAAAAAAAATTGGTCTGAAAATAATATTCCTAACGTCATTTTGTCGTCTGCCACTTTGCCAAAATTACACGAGTTGACCGAAACTTGTACGGATTTTAAAGAGAAGTTTGAAAACGCGCAAGTATTTGACATTATTAGTAATGATTGTAAAAAATCCATCCCATTACTGAATAAAAGTGGTCATGTTGTACTACCTCATTATTTAAGTGCGGACTATAGCCAAATATTATCAATAGCCTCACATTGCAATGATAATTTGACGTTGTTGCGATATTTTGATCTGAAAGAAGTAGTTGCTTTTATTATCTATGTAGAGACAAATAATTTTGTTCCAAACAGCGCAAAAATAATGCGGCATTTTGGATCATTTGACGATATCACCATGCAAAACATAAAGATGCATTATTTGTTATTGCTAACGAAAATTAACCCAGATACATGGTCTACTATTTATGCTTCATTGTTATCCAGTAGATCCAAACGAATTACTTCGAATGATTTGATTGATCCAAAGGGGAATGAAGTAAAAAGGGTCGGTGCTGGTAGTGGCACTAGCGCTAGCACTAATGCAGATAGCGCCATTTATGTTACCACAAAAGATGCCTATACATTGACCGATGGACCAACTATATTTCTTGCATCAGATGTTGAAAAAATCGCGAGATTTTGCATTCAGCAAGCCAATATTCCTGCAAAAGTCATGGATGATATTATGGAAAAAATAGAATTCAATAATAAAATTAATGATACCATTACCGCATTGGAACACGATTTGGAAGACATTGTAGAATCGAAAACTCAAAAGGGTAGTTGCACAGATAACTCACGTGAAGCTCAAAAAATGAAAAAAACGAGCAGTAAAAATAAAGACGCTGCTACAAATGATAAAGATGCGGATGTATTACAGATGAATAAAGATTTGGATACCTTGCGAGCTATGATTAAAACGGCCGAATTGAATGAGACATTTATTCCAAATAAACAACTGCATTTGCGAAAATGGGCATATTTATTAGATGAAGCTGACGTGAAAAATCCGTTTACTAGCAATATTGATGATGAAACCATCGTGGAAATCATGTTGTTGCCCGGAGTGAATGATAGCTGGAAAATATTATTGTTAATGGGTATTGGGGTTTTTACCAATCATACTAGTATCGCCTATACGGAAATCATGAAAACCCTGGCCGATCAACAAAAATTATATATGATTATCGCCTCTAGCGATTATATTTATGGCACCAATTACCAATTTTGTCACGGCTACTTGAGTAAAGATTTGTGCTTGACGCAAGAAAAAATTATTCAAGCATTGGGTCGTGTTGGTAGAAATAATATCCAGCAAACTTATTCGGTTCGATTAAGAGACGACGAACAAATTAACAAGCTGTTTTGGGAAGAAACGAATAAACCCGAAGTCAGAAATATGAATATATTGTTTAATAGCAAAAATATGGGTTGGAATGCGGATAACGGATATGTGGAAATAGAGGAGTCAGGGTCGACATCCGTGTAGGGTCCTAGGTGTTGCGTTGTTTAGTGGTGTTTGCAGGAAAACTCTGTAGGTGTTCAGGCAAGAGATTTATGTATTTAATTGCTTACATTCATGTAGAGTTATATTATTTGTATTTTTTATTATATTGTTATACGTTATAATGGAACATAAAAAAGAAGAAGAGGAGAGTTCTATAGCTCACGAGCTTGCAGAAGTTGTTGTTGTTGCTGGTAAAGTAGAAAAAGGCGCGTGTTGTTGTATGCGTAGTTGCGTCAAAGGATGGTCTTTATTTCTAAATGCATGTGAAGCTGTTTTATCCGGATTATCAAATATGTGTCTATGTTGCAGCGCATGTTGTTTGGGGTGCAATAAATGTCTTGAACAAATGGATTGTGATGGAAAGTAATAAGTTTTTTATTATTTTTGTGGAGGAAAACGGAGACGAAGCGAGTCGAAGTTTTCCGATTATATTCCGAAGGCGCTAGCCGAAGGAATATGGATGAATAATTTATTACCAAAATGATGGTAATAAATTATTTTGTGCAGAGCATTGTCACTATGAAATGGGTGAGTGATTGAACTCAATGCGCAGCGATGGCGGTAGCCGAAGGAGTTTGCATCTTACTACCAATGCTTTTGAAATAATAATTATTATACAATATATTTTTATCTAATGCTTTTGCCAAAGTTTTATCACTTATTTTTAATTGTTTGATACAATCATATTTACACACGAATTCAGCGAGTAAATTATTTTCAGGATTATACTGACCGACACCATCTTTATATAATAATGGCTCTCCATGTTTTTGAACGAATCCGGATTTTAGTTCATCCTCACATTTATCATATAAGATATAATAATGTCCATTTGTTAATGACATGTTTTTAACAGGGGTATCTAATGATGAACTAGATGCATAATCATTACTTGTCGCAGCGGTTTTTCTATCTAGATAAACATTAAGAATTTCAGTTTTCTCCTTATTTAATTTCGCGATATATCCTAGATTTTGTGTTTTGGTTTGTTTTGTTGGAAGAATATTTGCAATTATGTTTGGATCTGTATTTCTATCTACAAATGCCCATCTAAAACCATTATAAACACTGCTATCCTCGATAGCTTTAACTATACTCGGTCTTTTTACTTTGAAATTATACTCTTTTATACATTCTGCAATCGATTCGTATACTTTATTTATTGTCATGGTTTCGGAATTTATTTGTTGTAACCTTGGACCCAATGTTGCTAATGGTTCTTGAAAATTAGTAGTTGTTTTTGTTTGTAATGAGTTTAATTTATCCAATATTTCTTTATTGCTTTTTTCTAAATGTTGAATGATTCTCATCATTTCTTTTTGACCATTCAATAATTCTTGCATTATTGTATTTTCCATTGGCTGTTGATCAGATGGTGTTGGTGTAATCAAATTTTTGAGCACCTCATTTTCCGCTTGCAGTTTTTCCAAATTGTAATCGGAAAATTGTTTGATGTTATTATTTATAACATGCAATAGTGTTTTATAAGAAAGTGATTTTCCAATTAAAAAAAGTTCTCTCTCATTTTCATGTCCTTGCAAATCTGTAACTCTATTGAATTTAATATGTTCATGACTAAATATAAAACTTTCAAGGTCCTTAGATCTTTTTACCGAAAAACAATCTAATAATAATACTTCTTCATAGTTTGATTTATGTTCGTTATATCTTGCTTGAACGCCTTTTCTACTCTCACCTATTTTAACTACATATTGTCCATTTTCATATGATTTTACTTTTATGATATAAACTATAGAACCAATAGTTCCAAATTCTCTTAATAGAAATTGTTCTCGTTCTTTACTAACTTTTTTATCTAATTCATTTTTATTTGTTTCTTCCATTTTTACTATTTCGTTTTTTGCTTCTTCTAGTTGTTTTTCTAAATCGTATTTACCTGTTAAACGAATTTCTTCAATTACATCACACACCCAATTTTGAAATTGTTCTGCTATTGGTTTTCTCGATTTAAATAAAACTTTATACAGCCCTTTTGCTGTAAGAAAAGTTACTTCTTGTGTACCACCATGGGTGTACGTGGAACGTACTACCTTTTCAGTTTCATTAAAATGATTTATAGATGTTCTTATATTCGATATTTCTAATACTATTCCAATGTCACTCGCTCTGAACAACGGATTATCAGGAGTACCCTTTATTATAATTTCAGTATGCAAATTATTCGAATTGAATGCCTTAACTATTTCCATGGGTGTTATACTATATATATACAACCTTTATTTAAGTTGTTTTGAGACAAATATACTTAATATCGTTGTTTTACTTACGCTCTGGCTTAATAAAAGGCATTTTTTAATACTATAAATTGCTATAGTATTAAATTACCACAATATATTACTTAAAAATATATAAATATATGTGCAAATATGCAACCCAACCCGCTTAATTGCTGTACGCTAACCCACCCATACCTGACATAATGCGGAGAACATTGTAGTTGGTGGCATAAACACGGACTTTGGCAGTTCGTGTGCCTTCAACTGTAGCATTAGAGAGCACAAGTTGGAGGGTGGCGTTGTCAATTCTGGAGAAGTTGCACGTCCCTGAAGGTTGATGTTCTTCGGGACGGAGAGCAAATGAGTACACGTTGATACCTTCATCGGGGCAACGGGTGTGCGCTTGGTAGGGTTGAACCCAAGAGAAGTAAGACCCTTCACGTTCAGAGAAGCGATCTTGGCCGTTGAGTTGGAGCTTGGCAACGACGACGGGATTTTGTCCCCAGCAGTGCATGTCCAAAGAGGTCTCAGAAAGAACGAATGTTCCGGCATCAGACACTGTGGACCCATTGTTGTGGGTTTGCTTGAGCCAATCTTGGTATTGAGCTAGAGACAATCCAGCAGCAGCGGCAGCAGCAGCTTGTCCAGCAGCATTAGTAGCATCAGGTCCAACGTTGTTTCCAGAGAAGTTAGATTGGTTGTAGTAGTTGGAGTATGCACCCCCAGTCCAGTATCCAGTCACAGATGCATCAAGAGCGCCAGCATCTTCGAAAAGACCACGGGCATCAATGTAGTCATATTGACTAGGAGTAGTACCATCACCTTTAAGCTCCATGGGTCCACCGAAAGCGTGGATGGCATTGGGAAGGGCATCAATGGCATCAGTGTAGTTGAAGGGTTGGGCGCCAAGAACTTTGAAAAGGGTGGCGTCGCAAAGGAGGGAAGAGCAATAATCAACGTTTTGGTCGGGTTGGACAACCCAAATCAACTCCTTAACGGGGTGGTTAAAGTTGAGCTTTATTTTATTTGACGAGCTGCCCACAGATTCGTCGCCGGTAAATTGAAGCTGGGAGATGAGGTATTCGTGGGGATTTTGAGCAAAGCGTCTTCGTTCATCAGTGTCCAAGAAGACATAGTCGACGTACAAAGAAGCAGCTACAAGTGACTGATTGTAGGCGATGGTGGCAACAACGGGGGTTCCGGCAGATAATTGGTAACTTAGTTGGTTATCAAGACCACTTTTGCTTCCACTGTTGCAACTGAGGGATGTAACAGCCCACAAGCACTCATCGATAGGGCGGATATCAAGGTTGATCTTGACTTCGTGGTATTGGAGAGCAATCAAAGGAAGAGCCAAACCGGGGTTTGTGCAAAACCAGAATTGAAGGGGGATGTAAAGGGTGGTCTCAGGGAGTGCGTTACGGGGAGCGCACACTTGACGGGGGGCGATGGAGTCGCAAGGACCATCAACATCAGCGAAAGAGGGATCGGTGATGAAGGTGAGTTGGGTCACGTTTCCGATCATCTTGAAGTAACCGCGTTGTTGTTCGGCAGTCATGGTAAGTTGGTTCCAGATGTGCATCCAGTCACCATATTGGCGGTCAATTCGTTGACCTCCAATTTCGACCTCAACTTGGGCGATGAGTTGTTCGCCGGGGAAGTCCAACCAACGGGCATAGACAGAGGCGGTGTTGTTAAGAACAGATGTGGCGTTGCCCATCATTTGGTTGATCTCGGGGAGAGTAACCTGAAGATAAGTG